AAATATTTATTTACTATTGACTTTGCTCACCCAGAGGCTAACATACTTGACACTGATCATTCGGAGATCCCGCACGAACATAAGTGCGCTCACATTATTGCCTTAGATGATGGCAATTTTGCAGCACAACCAAACAACAGATGTATATGGGATATACCTTCTTTTACAGTGAAAGATGAGACCCCTGACTGGAAAGTGCAGACATCCGAGTGGAACGTGGAAGATAGTAGAGCATGGCGGACAGAAGATACCGACAAGTTTTTCTATGAAATAGAGGAAAAGAAAAATGATTAAAAAAATTTGGAAAAAAATTAAAAGTTGGTTTTGGATTAAAGACTAATGATTGGAGGTTGTTATGGACTACAGGTTCACAGCAATACTTATAATTCTGTTATGTATACTGGCGTTTTGTGTGAAGCCATCACAACCGTTGCAAGTTGACCCAAAAGATTATATAATTCCTCCACCAAAACCAAAACATGAGTAAGAAACCATTAACAATATCTGAATCTGCCGCTGTGCAGATGCCTATGAAGACGGTCGCCAGTCTGATAATCATCGTTGCCCTTGGCACCATGGGCTATTTCCAGATGGTTGAACGTCTGAACATCGCTGACACCAAGATCAAGATAATGGAGCAGGACGTCGAGCAGAACACAGAGTTCAGAATAAAATGGCCACGGGGCCAGATGGGGTCGCTTCCCGCGGACTCGGAACAATACATGATGTTGGAGGATCTTTATAAGACTACAGATCGTATCAACAAACATATCGAGGACATGGCTCTAAACAAAGTGAACATCGAGTTTTTAACAAAACAGATGGATAAGGTTTTGAACGATATAGAAAAATTAAAAGACGCAAATAGGGACATTAAATACAATGGCAACGGGACGTATAACTAAAAAAGTTTTAGACTACATAGCTCACATAAACAAAGAGGCTAAACAGATGAATTATGTAAAAGAATTAAAAAAATCTGTAGAGCATGGTAAGAATGGCACACAGAAATATGTAATCAAAGAGGGTGAGAACAAAGGTAAGATAGTATGATAGAAGTTGTGGTGGCCCTGTTGATGTTTTGGGACGGAGAGATCAAGGAGCACAGAATACAAGAATCTATGGCTGCATGTTTACGTGCACGTCGTGTTGCAGAACGTGAGTTTAATCCAAATGTATCTTACAAGTGTATACGTAGCGAGGCAGAGACAGAGATCTACATGGGTGAGAAATCTATCAAGAAACTACACCTAAAATGAAAATACAAGCAGAGATAGTAAATGGCAAATGTCCCACATGTGAGGAGTTCACAATGTTGGTTGGACTTACAAAACAGATTTATAGATGTATGTCCTGTGGCACAGACCTAGAGCAACATGTGAATGGTAGGATAGTCTATCTACCACACATAACCAGGCCAGCAGATATGGATGTGTTTGTGAAGGAGTGGTCTGAATAATGGCACGACAGAAGTTTGTTCACTTCGTACCACGTCCAAAACCTCGTAAACGTCCGGGTAGACATACAAAAAACCTGAATAAATCTAAGAAAAGATCGTATAAAAAATACAACCGACAAGGTCGTTGACAAAATAAAATAAATGACTATCCTATAGTTATGAAAGAAAAAATAATAACATTAAAAGTAGAAGGTGCAGCGCAGGGACAATGGTCCAGTCTGTTGTTAGAACTAAACCTAATGAAAAAAGCATGGAAATCGTATGGTGTTAACATTAATATGAGAGCATCTGGTTTAAAAAATGTTTTAAATTATGGAACTAAATTAAACGATGGATCTGA